AGGGTGTCCTTAAAAAAATTCTTAAGATCGGAAAGCCGGATTGGACAGAAACCGATCGGTTCACAACGAGAAGGAGACCACGAATGCCAGACGTCAGGAACACCACGAGCAAGGCAAAGACCATCGACTCACAAGAGGGTCAGCAGGAACTTATCGACGGCGCATCTCTTGTGATCGCCCCACCCGACCACATTAAGCTCACTAAAGATGACATGCCTTTCTTTGACAATGTCATCGCCGAATTCCCTCGTGCAGTTTGGACCCAGCACCAGATTGAGATCGCCGCATTCTTGGCACGCTGCATGTGCGACATGAATCGCGAGCAGATCGCCCTGAGAAAAGAAGGGGCAATTATGAGATCTGACAAGGGGACGCCTGTCGCCAACCCACGAAAGTCTCTCGTCCAAATGCACGCGGGCACAATTTCGAAATACCGCCTCGCTTTGGGCACAGGCAAGGTGAACGACACATCCCAGCGGGCAGTCCGTTCGCAGAAGGGCAAGAAGATCCAGGAAGCTGCAGAAGCAGCCTTGAACAACCCCACACCGCCAACCGCCGCAGAGGCAGAGGCGAAAGAGGCGCTGATCAAGATGCCAACGACTGGCGCAGCAAACTAGACCATGACCAGAGGCGAGCGTGTAATCGCGTTCATTGAGTCCTACTGTGTGGTTCCAGAGGGCAAGCTGATCGGTCAAAAGATCAAGCTTTGCCCTTTTCAGCGCCGCTTCATTCTTGCAGTATACGACACTGGCATGTCGGTTCGCGCGAGAAGGGCGATCCTCAGTATCGGAAGGAAGAACGGAAAGACCGCCCTTATCGCTTGCATCTGCCTTGCCCACCTTGTTGGTCCTGAGGCAGTTCAGAACAGCCAGATCATCTCTGGGGCTATGAGCCGGGATCAGGCGGCGCTGGTTTTCAACTTCGCCAAGAAGATGATTGAGCTGAACGAGGATCTGAAGTCAATCATCCGAATTGTCGACTCAGGCAAGAAGATGATCGGCCTCCCGATGAATGTTGAGTACAAGGCCATCGCCGCAGAGGCTGGAACATCCCACGGTTTGTCCCCTGTTTTGGCAATCCTTGACGAGCTCGGCCAGATCAAGGGACCATCGTCCCCCTTCGTTGAGGCAGTAGAGACCTCTCAAGGCGCATACGACGAACCCCTTTTGGTTGCGATTAGCACCCAAGCCCCGACAGACGACGACCTTTTCAGCCGCTGGATTGATGATGCAAAAGAAGCCGATGATCCGCTAATCGTTTGTCACTTGTATTCTGCTGATGAAGATGCTGATCTTCTTGACGAACGCGCGTGGGAAGCTGCAAATCCTGGGATTGATATCTTCAGAAGCCGTGAAGACATAAAGATGAAGGCTCATCAAGCCGAGCGCCTTCCTTCTGAAGAGAGCAGCTTCCGATGGCTGTTCCTAAACCAGAGGGTCGAGACTCACGACCCATATGTTTCCCCTTCGGTTTGGGCCGATTGCTCCGGCGATCCATCAGCAGAGGGAGTAACTGAGTGGTTTGGGGGCCTAGACCTAGCCTCGTCAGGCGACCTTTGCGCTTATGTGCGCTGTGGCTATGGCAGTGATGGCAATCTTCAGGTTATGCCGACCTTCTGGCTGCCAACAGAGGGCCTTAGGGAGCGAAGCAGGAACGACCGTGTGGAATACTCCTTGTGGGCGAAAGAAGGCTACATAACGACCACTCCAGGCAACACAGTTGATTACGATTGGATCGCACCTTTCCTGCTTTCAGAATTCAGAGAGCGTGGAGTCCACTCAATTGCTTTTGACCGCTGGAATTTTCGCTTCTTGAGGGCATCGCTAGTCCGGGCAGGTGCCAGAGAAGATGAGATTGAAAGGTTCGTAGAATTTGGTCAGGGATTTCAATCTATCTCTCCAGCCCTTCGGATCTTAGACACTCTGATGTTGAATTCAAGACTTCGCCACGGGAGCAACCCTGTCCTTAGTATGTGCGCAAAGAACTCTGTGGTCAAATCTGACCCGGCCGGAAACAGAAAGTTGGTCAAATTGACCCCGAAACGAAGGATTGACGGCATGGTCGCACTAGCGATGGCAGCAGCTTTGGCAGGCGACCCGCCCGACCTTGACGCCAACGGGTCTTACATAGTGGACGAAGGGGAGGTAATGTTCCTGTGAAACTGTTCCCATTCTTCACGAAAGCTTCAGAACCGGAGGAGTCCAAATCCTCAAACACGTATGAGCTGATTGACCTTCAGTCTGCAACCGGGCTTTCGTCTCTCGGGACAGGGATGAATGAGACCCAAGCTCTTCAGATCACCGCTGTTCAGTGTTGCGTTCGTGTATTGGCCGAGGGCTGCGCCTCTATGCCAATGGAGATCAAGCAAGAGCAAGTTGACGGCGAGCGCTGGAAGAAGGTCCGCGTGCCTGACCACCCACTGACCAATCTTGTCCGCAGAAAACCGAACAATCATCAGACCCCATACCAATTTGTAGAGAGTGGTACTCTGATTGCTGCCCTATATGGGGAGTTTATCGCCCTGAAAGACCGCGCAAGGTCGCCCAATAACCTTTATCCTGTGGTCCCTGGAGACTGGCAAAGGGTTATTACCAACAACGGCGTGTTCTATGACATCACTTTGCGCGACCAAAATTCGCCCTCTTCAAGCAATGGGACAGTCACAAAACGCTATCCAGAGTCCCTGATTTTCTCCCTGAAAGGCCCATCTTTCAATGGAATTGATGCGTTTTCGCCAATTTCTTTGGCCAGATCGGCCCTTTCTTTGTCACTTTCAATCGAAAAGGGCCAATCAGTTACTGCAAAGGACGGCGCCCGACCGTCTGGCATCCTTTCGACGGAAAATCGCTTGAGCAAAGAGGCGAAAGAGCATTTGTCGGCTCAGTGGCAGAGCAAGTTTGGCGAGAACGGGACAGGCGGCATCGCAGTTCTTGATCAGTCCTGGGAATTCTCTGATATGAAGCTTACCTCGGTCGACAGCACATTCCTTGACACCCGCCGCTTTCAAATCGAGGAGATTGCCCGTGCATTCAGAGTCTTCCCTCAGATGCTCATGCAAACTGACAAAACTGCAACCTTCGCTTCTGCTGAAAGCTTCTTTCGGGCACACGTAACCCACAGCCTCGGCCCTTGGGTTCGTCGCTGGAGTGGCGCAGCCACCCTTCACCTCTTGTCGCCGGCTGACAGGGCCACAGGCCATTTCGTTTCTCTTGACGAGGAAGAGCTTCTGAAGGCTGATCCGCAAGTGATGGGCGAATATTATGCCAAGGCTCTTGGCTCTGGCAACGCGCCAGCCTGGATGTCGCAGGATGAGGTGAGGGAGAAACGCGGCTTGAACTCTGTTGGGGGTCCAGCCGCAGAGTTGCCAAAGCAGGCGACCGAGCAACCGAAACCTTCACCAGAACCACCCGGCTCGAAAGAGGAAGACACCAATGATCAAGAGTGAGCGGTCTTATTCCACAGGATCTATCGAGAAGATTGATCTAAAGCTTGCCTCTGAAACGCACGATATCGCAGGATATGGCGCGGTCTATAACCGTGTTGATCGTGGCAACGACATCATCACGCCGGGTGCATTTGACGAGAGCTTGAAAACTGTCCGACCCCAGATGCTTTACCAGCACGACCAGTCAAAGGTTCTTGGGGTCTGGGACGAATACTTCAGCGACGAATACGGCCTTCGGGTTTCTGGCCGGATCAACGGTGAGAAGGCTCTGGGGGTCGAAGTTGCAAGCGATATCAAGATGGGCTCCCTTGACAGCCTTTCGATTGGGTATCGCGTCACCGAACGTTCATTTGAAGGCGACGTGCGGTTGATCCATAAAGCAGAACTACTTGAGGTCAGCGTTGTTGCTATCGCAATGCAACCTCTTGCCCGACTGGACGCAAAAGCAGCTGCTGAGCTGACAGATCGGGATATTGAATCTTTGCTCATGCAGGACGCTGGGCTTAGCCGCACCGTCGCGCGGAATCTGATGCGCAATGGTGTCGAAGGTTTGCGAACCAAGCAAGACGCTGGCTCTGACCTTTCTGAACTGGTGGAACTCATTTCCGCCCGAACTAAACTCAAGCACAATGGAGGCCGGAATGGCTGATATTTCAGAAATCAAGTCTCTCCTTGAGGCGGATCAGAAGGCGACGCAAGAGCTCGCTGATCGCGTTAAACTCTTGGAGAAGTCCGACGATGCCGTCACCAAGGATGAGGTGGAAGTCCTCAAAAAGTCCTTGGCTGACATGATCGCGAAAACCGACGAAGCCAACGCCGAATACAAGTCGCAGGTCGCCGCGTATGAAGAGAAGATGGCCAACCTTGAAGCTGCGGCTGCTGTTGGTGGCGCTGGCGTTTCCTCTCCTGACGAGCAGAAGCATCTCGAAGCTCTGAACAACTATGCGCGGAGTGGTGATGAATCTGCCCTTCTGGAAATTTCCCAGAAGTCCATGTCGACCAACAATCAGGCAGACGGCGGCTATCTGGTTCCTCCGGCAATGTCAGGTGGCATCCTTTCCCGTCTGCGCCGGACTTCCCCGATCCGCCCTCTGGCGACGATCGTCTCTGCGACAACATACGAGATGCTGCTTGATCGTGGTGACTTCGGTTACGAATGGGCTGGCGAGAAGCAGTCCCGTTCTGAAACAACCAACACGTCAATCGCCCGGATCACGATCCCAACCCATGAACTTTCGGCGATGCCAAAGGTTACGCAGCGGATGATCGATGATTCGAACTTTGACATCGCTGCTTTCATCACCGACCGGGTTTCTGATCGCTTCTCGCGTGCAGAGAATACGGCTTTCGTGAACGGGTCCGGCGTTGACCAGCCTCGCGGCTTCATGTCATATTCCTGGGCGGCGACTGCAGACGAAAGTCGCGCAGACGAAACCTTCGAATATGTGGCGACCGGCGTATCCGGCGATTGGGCGGCAACGACCCCAACCGACATTTTCGCCACGGTGTTCTACAAGCTTCAGCCTGAGTATCAGGACACTTCAACTTGGCTGATGAACAACAACACCGCAGCTGAGGTCGCTTCTCTTCGCGACGGCGACGACGCGTTGCTGATGAAATCGATGCTGAATGAAAACGGCACCCTGCTTCGTACGATCCACGGTCGTCCTGTTGCCCTGGCAAACGACATGGCAGATACCACCGCCAACGCCTACTCTATCGTTGTGGGCGATATGGCTGCGGCCTACACGATCGTCGAGACTGGTCAGGTTCGCGTCCTGCGCGACCCGTTCTCTGCCAAGCCTTTCGTGCTGATGTACACCACCAAGCGTGTGGGCGGCGGCGCGATCGACTTTGACGCCATGAAAGGCATCAAGTTCGGCACCTCGTAAGCGGAATAGCCAAGCCTGATATCTTTGGGCTTGGCAATCCTTCGAAACTCAATCCAGGAGACTGAAAATGTCTAAGAAAGATCACCTCTCTGGCAAGGCGCTTGCGACTGGTGGCGTGGCAACGCTTTCCGGCACGACTGCCTTCGAGAGCAACATCGTTGATGTTAGCGCTTGCTTCGCCCTCACAGCAATGCTGATCACCGGCACGATCACTGACGCCGGTACTGCCTCTGGCTTCACAATGAAGTTGCAGGAAAGCGACGACACTGCGGATGCAAACTTCACAGATGTGGCCGCAGTTGACATGGTCAACGAAACGCAGACGCTGACCGTCACCGCCGACGATGACGATGACAAGCCAATCGGCATGCTTGGCTATCTCGGCACCAGCCGTTACGTCCGCGCTGTAGTCACCGGCACAACCGGCACAAACGCGACCGTCGCTGTGACGTTCGTTCGCGAAGGTCTGTCATGGGAGCCGCCTGCTTCCGTTGACACCAATATCGCAGCCACCTAACAAGTGGCTTCGTAGCTGGGCAGGCGGTTTCTGAAATCCTTCCCTGTCCCTGCCTGCCCAGCGCCCAACGAATAAAGACTCTCCGGCTTGGAAATTAAAATGATCTGGTCAACGCCACGGCAAACATTCGCACCCGCTGCGCTCCTGACGTTGAATGAAATTCGCGATCAGACGCGAATGGAAACCAACGACGAAGACCCATATCTGATCAATCTCATCTCTGTGGCCACATCTTATCTTGATGGTCCAAATGGGATCCTTTCGAAGTGTCTACTTACACAAACTTTTGAGATTGACACACCATCCCTTGAGACTTCATTCAAGCTTCCAATCATCCCTGTCCAGTCTTACACAGCAACATATTATGATGCGAACGACTCCCAGCAGACCCTCGCCCAGATCTTCCGCATTCACAAGTCCCCAAACGGTGATTATCTGAAACTTATCGAAGGACAGTCAATCCCTTCGCTATCAAGCCGCGACGACGCAGTAACATTCACCTTTGTTTGTGGCTATGGTGCAAGCCGCCAGTCTGTACCTGTTGAGATCCGTCAGGCTGCAACCCTTTTGGTCGCTCATTGGTTTGAGCAGCGCGAGCCTGTCGCCTTCGGGGCCCAGCCCGCAGAAATTCCTTTCTCGGTTGATGCTCTACTTGCAAACCATCGGAGGCCGGGCTGGTGAGGCTTGGTAAATTCGACAAACGATTCACCTTCCAGCAGGCAACGGAAACGCCGAATGATTTCGGTGACATGGTCTTGTCTTGGTCAGATCTGAAGACAGTATTTGGGTGGTTCAGGAAAGCTTCCGGCGGCGACCAATCTTCTGCTGGGGAAGAGCGAGCATCATCCGAAACCTTTCTTTTGACAGTTCGCCTAAATTCGGCCTTGATTGCAGTTAATTCAGGCCGAACATTTCGGGTCGTTCGCGGCCTAAAGGCATACGACATTCAATCTTCCGAAGAGATCTATGAAGGTCGGAGAAGAGGGTATCTCCTTTTCACTTTGAAAGCGCGCGACGATGGCTAGGGGCAAGGTTGTAACTGTTAAGGGTCTCAAGGAACTTGACAAGTCTTTGCAAGAACTGACGAAAGCCACTGCAAGGAATGTTCTTCGTAGGACCCTCAAAAAGTCTGCAGAGCCTTTTGCAGATGAAATGCAGCACCGTGCGCCTGTCGAAAGTGGAGAACTAGAGAGGAGTGTATCATACTCAGGACGCGCACCAAAGGGGCACAAGCCAGGCACGCTCGCATTCCGACAGGCAAAGATGGCTGGCCTTAGCAACAAAAGGGCAGGGAAGATCAGGAGCTTTATCAACCGCCTCGGACTTCCTTGGGTTGAAGGGTTTGTTGGGCCAGGAAGAAACCCTCAGGCTATCATGCAGGAGTTCGGGACTGTCAACCACGGCCCACAGCCTTTCGCAAGGCCGACTTGGGACTCTGGGAAGACTAGGCTCCTCGCTCGGATAAGAGGTCACCTAAAGACTGAAGTTTGGAAATCTGTCAAACGGGCAAGGGCCAAAGCCTTGAGGGCGAAGCGTTGATACAGGATATCCGAACATACCTGCTTGCAGACGCAGGGGTGTCCGCTGCAGTAGGAGGTCAGAGGATCCATGTAGGGGTATCCCCCCAAGGAAGCACGACGCCCTACTGCTCTATTTTCACAGTGTCTGCGCTCCGCCCAAGACCTCTGAATTCTGACACAACCCCGAACCTTACGAACTACAGAATTCAAATTGATATTTTTGGCACAACTGCCCAATCTGTCAATGAAGTTGCAGACTTGATCATATCAAGGATGGACTCTGCGAGCCGGACAGTTTCCGGCACAACCCTTATCATCGTTGCCACTCTTGAAGGTCGGCAGGATGGTTTCTCTTCTGGCCCTGAGCAAGACTCAGATCGACATAAGCTTATCATCGAGTTTATGATTTCAACAAAGGAGGCTTAAATGGCTGCTTCGAACGCTGACACCGGCTATGGTGTGACCCTTGGCATTTACAATGGCTCTACATATGACACCATTGCGGAAGTCACCTCTGTCTCCGGCCCCGGCTGGTCTCGTGATGCAATCGACGTTACACACCTTTCGTCTGACAACAACTATCGCGAATACATCGCTGGCATCATGGACGCTGGCGAAGTCTCGATCACTGCAAACTATATCGAAAGTGCAACCCATGCACTGATCGCTGCAGTTGAAGCAGGCCTCGGCGATGCGAACGAATATCAGCTCACAGAAGCAGGTGGCGTCACGATTACTTTCGCTGGCATCTGCACAAGCTTTGATATCGGCGAGCGGACAGTTGACGGCGAGATCTCTTGCGACGCAACTTTCAAGGTGAGCGGCAAGCCAACCCTGGCATAACCCCAAAAGGAAAATCCACGACATGGCAATCGCTATCGACAAATCGGCAGGAACAGCAACATATTCATCGGGCGACCGGGAGTATGTTGGCAGCCTAAATCTTGCAGCACTCATGAAGTGCGAGGAACTTCTTGAGATCAAGCTTCACGAATTGGAAGAGCGCCTATCACAGCCTTCTGCACTTGACATATCGTGCGTCATTTTCGCGGCCTTCTGGGCGCACGACGATTCCCAGTTCTCCAGCATCAAAGATGCAAGTGCAATTTTCAAAAAGTTGCCAGAGGCTGTTGAATTTGTTCAGGCCCTTTCGTCTGCAGCAGGCATTGAGTCTTCAGAGGTCGAAGGGGAGGCTTCCTCGGGAAAGTGATTCTGGCGGTTGAGGACTTACAAGTTGAGTATCTCGCCTGCGGATATCCGCCAGAACTTTTCAAAACGCTGACGATCAAAGAGTATAGATCATTCATGAAAGCTGCAACTTTGAGGCTTCACAGAGAGGCAGTCTCTTCAGCCCACGCTTCGTATCTTTTGGCATCCCTAATCCGCGCGAAAAAGCTTCCAAAGATCAGCAAGATACTTCCGAAGCCCCCAAAGCAACCGCCGAAGAAAAAAGACCCAAAGGCTCTGTCCTCTGGGCTTCGGAGCATGGCGATCGGCCTTGGGATTTCCCCAGAAGAGTATGACAAGAAAGCAAGGAAGATATGAGCTCAGCAGTCATCGGTGCACTAAGGGTAAACCTTGGCCTTGATAGTGCTCAGTTCAGGAATGGTATCCTTGGGGCGACAACAGGGATAACAAAATTCCTCGGACCAATCGGCCTAGCTACGACTGCAGTCGGAGCGGCTGTTGCAGGATTTACTGCATTTGCAGGCAAGACCTCTTATGCAGCCCGACAGGTTGCTAACCTTTCGAAGCTGTCTGGCACCAATGTTGAAGATTTTCAACGAATGACTGCAGCAGCGAAGACTGTTGGTTTCGAAAGTGAAAAAGTCGGGGACATCCTGAAAGATGTTTCTGACAAGATGGGCGACTTTATCCAGACGGGCGGCGGCCCTATGAAGGATTTCTTTGAGAATATCGCCCCTCAGGTTGGAGTAACTGCAGAAGAGTTCAGGAAGCTTTCAGGTAAAGACGCGCTTCAGCTTTATGTGAATAGCCTTGAGAAAGCGAACCTCAGCCAAAGCGACATGACTTTCTACATGGAAGCTGTCGCCAATGACGCAACAAAGCTTCTTCCTCTCCTTTCCGACAATGGTGCCGAGCTGGAAAGGCTCGGAGACGAAGCTGAAAGAACTGGGGCGATCATGAGCGAAGGCTCTATCGCTGCTGGCTCAGAATTTTCAAAATCAATTGACCGGCTTGGGACTGCATTCAAAGGTCTTGGCAATGCACTAGTAGATGCTGGCGTCTTTGAACTTCTCACCGCGATGGTTGATGGCCTTATCCTTATCATCCAAAACATTCGCCCTGTCATTTCAGAACTTGGCCAGCTTGCGACTGTTGGTGTAAAATACACACTCGCTTTCTTCCAAACATTCATAAGCATGGTTTCCAAATTCACAGAAAAGACGCAAGAGATCAGGGATCAGGTCGTCGGGCTTGTGACCTTGGTAAAGACGGAATTGCTTGACAGGCTCGGCGCTGTATTTGATTCAGTCAAAGAGAAGATCGCCCTAGTTGCCGGAAAGTTCCGCTGGCTCTGGGACGTTGTCGTTGGCAACTCTTATGTCCCCGACATGGTTGATGCAATCATGAAAGAGTTTGGCCGGCTGTCTGGTATAATGGTCCGCCCGGCAGAGCAGGCAACGTCTGCAGTTGCAGGCCAGTTTGAAAGCCTTGAACAGTCCGTCGGGAAGTCAATCTCAGGCATAAATGACCTCATAACTTCAATGGTCAGCGGAAGCGGCGGAAGCTGGTGGAAGCAACTTCTCGGCGCAGGCGTCAGCTCTCTCTTCGGGCAAGGGGTTTTCGGGGGCATAACCAGCAACCTATTCGGGGCGGGCGGTCCTGTTGGCAACTTGCTGGGGGTGAGCCAGCCTAGTGCAGCAACTGCGATGCCTGTTAACGATAGTTGGGGGAACGGGTCAGTTAACCAGACTTGGAACATTCAACCGGGCGTAACGCCTGACACTGTCGCTGCACTCAAGCGAGAGATCGTCCCAGAGGCTGTGCGACTTTCAGTCGATGCGGTCTCTGACACTTCAATGCGTGGCGGATCAGCACAGAGGAGGATGAGGTAATGGCGATCACATACCCAATCACATTCCCGACGACTGTTGCCCCTTCAGAATTCTCGCTTGAATTTCGGCCACAGCAGGGCATTGCTGTATCGCCCTTCTCGGGTCAGGCCCAATCTTATACTCACAATGGCATTGTTTGGTATGCTACTGTTCAGCTTCCGCCAATGACAAATAATCAACTTCGGGAATACCACGGATTCCTCGTCGCCTTGAATGGTGTTGAAGGGTCTTTCACATGCCCAACCTTCGGCTATTCGACACCAGCCGGAACGCAGAATGCGAACTTCAATTTGGCGTCGGACGAAGATCTATATTCGAAAGAGTTGAGTGTTGACGGCATGACTGCTTCGGCGACCCTAATTCGGGGTGATATCCTTAGCATTGCAGATCGCATATACATGATAACTGAGGATGTGACTGCAAGCGGGTCTGGCACGGCAACGATCAAGATATCTCACGGTCTGAGGGCAGCAGCTTCTTCAGGTGCCGCGGTCAATGTAATATGGCCTGTCGGGACTTGGAGGCTTGAGCCTTCACAATCAATCGCTCAGTCACAAATGATCGGCGGCGTCGGGCAAGTATACTCATTCGCAATGGCAGAGGTCGTCTGATGTCAATCGAAAGGGATATGACGGCAGCAGCTGAATCTGCGATAACGTCAAATGCGCCAAACTGGGGACTGCTGTTCTATGGGGGCTTTGATGGGGGCGACGTTCGTCTGTGGACAGGGATTGGCACTCTGACAGTCGACGGGGAAGATTACATCGGTGCTGGGGGCCTGATCGGGTTTGGCGGTGTCAATGAGAATTTCGACCTTGCTGCGACATCATCAAGTGTCACACTTTCTGGCATACCTTCTGAATTCATCTCGCTGGCCTTGGCCGAGGACTATCAAGGAAGGCCTGCTTCAATATCTCTGGTCTTTTTCGACGATAATGGCGCGCCGATCGATAGTGCCATATCGATCTTCTCGGGCCAGATTGATATCATGGCAATTTCCGACGATGGCGAGACGTCTCAGATAACCGTTCAAGCAGAGACTGCAGTGGCCCTTTTCAGCGTGACAAATCCTCGGTGGATGACACAGGCCAGCCAAGAGGCTCGATACCCCGGCGACAAAGGGTTCTCGTTTGTGGCAGGTCTGCAGAATCGTGAAGTGATATGGGGCGGATGATGAGAGACAGCACATGGCCAGTCAAGCTTAACCGATTCATGCGAGATCGGCACCACGTTCCTTTCTCTTGGGGTTCAAACGATTGTGTCCTTTTCGCAGCTGACGGGATCAAGGCAATCACAGGGAAAGACCTTGCGGAGAAGTTTCGCGGCAAATACCGCTCCCTCTCAGGCGCTTTGAAGATCCTAAAAGCCGAGGGAGGGACGCTGGCTGGCCTTGCAGATGACCGCCTTGAGAGAATACCAGTTACCCTAGCCCAAAGGGGTGACCTTGTCCTGCACAAGCAGCAGGGGCCTTTCGATGGTGCCCTCGGCCTTGTCTATCTCGGCGGCGTTCAGGCGGCGTTCGTTGGGGAGGAAGGGATCAAGCTTATCCCTCTGAATTCATGCTCTGCAGCATGGAGAGTTTGACATGCCACAGATAGCAATTGCAGCAGGAATGTCAGCCGCCCTTTCTGTTAGCGGTACTATTGCAGCAGGGGCCACAATCTCAGCTGGCATCGCAGCGATAAACATCTCTACAGTTGCATTTGCTGCAGCTATGGGCGGCGCTTCGGCATTCCTTCAGCAGCAGCTTGCACCATCAGCCTCAGCCGGCGATCAATCTGCAACGGTCTCATCACGCCAAGCGATAGCCCCAGCAAGGATTATCTACGGCGAAACTATGGTCGGTGGACTTTACGTCTATCAAGGGACAAAGGTTGGCGATAAAGACTTTCTGAATTTGATCGTTGTTTGGGCGGCACACCGCTGTGAGGAGATCAGCGAGATTTGGCATGGCAATCACAAGATTTGGGATATTGATGATGGCACATCAGCAGGCCATGACGGCACAGGCACAGGCGAAGACAAGCCCCGAAATTATTCAAACAACGTCACTGTCGTCAACAAGCTTGGAACTGAAAACCAAACTGTCATAACAGCGGCCAAGAACAACATATCTGACTGGACAGATGACCACCGCCTACGCGGATGCTGCTACTCTTACATCCGGCTAAAGCATGACCGGAAAAGGTTCCCCCGAGGACTATTGAACATTCGCGCCCGGATCAAGGGGAAGCGGATCACAGACACCCGAACAAATACAACTGTCTACTCAGAGAATCCGGCAATGTGCCTTCGGGACTATCTGAAAGAATACTGCGGATTCACGAACGACAACTTGAACTCAACACAGTTCCAAGCGTTGGCAAACATCTGCGACGAGAGTGTTAGCACGAACTCAGGGACCGACAACCGATACCGGATAAGTGCAGCCATCAATGAGAACGAAAGCCGAGAGTCGGTTGTTAGTTGGATTCTCGCAACCATGAATGCTCGTGCCGCATGGATAGGTGGGAAATTCTATGTCTCTGGTGGGGCCTATGAACCACCGACGCTTGCACTGACAGAAGCAGATATCACAGGCCAAATTCAAGTTACGACGAGGCGCGGTCGTCGCGACAGATGGAACCGGGTAAAGGGTAGGTTCGCCAACGAGGCAATCTCAGGAATTCGTTCAGCCTATACCCCCAGGGAATATCCTGGCAAATCATCCGCTGCGTATCAAGAAGCTGATGGCGAAGAGTTGACCCTCATTTGGGACCTTCCGTATGTGCCCCGGCAATATCAAGCACAACGGCTTGCAAAGCTAAAGCTCCTTCAGTCACGTCAAGAGATAACGGCCAAAATACCAGTCACTCTGAAGGGTCTACAGGCAGTCGCATCTGGAAGCCTTACACTGACGATTGACCGGCTCGGGTGGAACGCGAAAGAGTTTGAAGTTGTAGACCTTCAGATTGGGGTTTCAGACAAGACACCATCAGTGATCCTTTCTGTACGAGAAACGAGCGAAGATATTTGGGACTGGACCACATCGCTTGATGAAGACACTGATCCGGCCGGAGACCCAACGGACCTTGAAGATGCGTTTGATATAGACCCGCCAAATCAGCCAACTGTAACCGACGAACTTGTGATATATCGGCAAGAGGCAATAACAGTCCTTTCGGCCGAGATCATTGGCGATGGGACGCCTGCACGCTATGAGGTTGAGGCTGAGATTGCATCCCCAGCCTCGGGCGACATATCAGGCTATCGTCCTATGAGCGGGACGAGTGCGGATGGTCGATTTGAATTGTCAAATGTCCGAGACGGTGTTGTCTACAATATTCGTGCAAGGGCGATAAGTCAGCTTGGGATTGCAAGCGATTGGACCACGCCGGTTGCACACTCTGTGGTAGGGAAGACCGCCCCACCTGCTCAGGTTACTGGCTTGCGTGCGGAGACGCTAAACGAAAACGCAGTTTTGAATTGGGACCCAGTTTCTGACCTTGATCTGTCTCATTATGTAATACGCCACCAGCCAGTTACGTTTGGCAGTCTCTGGGCAAATGCAACGACAATTGCCGAACGCGTCGCGCGACCGGCGACAAGCGCAAGCGTTCCAGCTATAGTCGGCACGTATTCAATCAAGGCTGTGGACAAGCTTGGGAATGAAAGCACAAGCCCCGACGCTTATGTTCTGACTTCTTCGGGCGTAGAGGGATACAGCACGCTGCAAACTATCAGCGAAAGCCCAACATTTGGAGGCACCCTGACCGGGCTGGCTGCTGACGGCGGCACAGGAAATCTTCGTTTGACAGCAAGCGGTGGCGACTTCTCCGGACCAGGCAACTATGTTTTGGCAACTACGGTTGATCTGGGCGCCGTTTACAACGCCCGCATTGAAGCAGACTTGACGTATTCGCGTTATGAGGAAGGCGCGAACATGGATGGCTGGGATCAGACCATTGATAGTTATGCGGTCAATTGGGACGTTATCGGCATCACGTCAGGGGAGAGCGATATCGTTTGCCGGTTCGAAGTAAGAGCAACCGACGACGATCCGAGTAGATCACCGACATGGGGCGCATGGACGCCCATTACAGTTTCGGGCTTGAATGGTCGCGGCTTTCAATTTCGGGTTTACTTCGACACGTCAACCGCTGTTGCTTCGCCAGACCTTGCTGCAGTTGTCACGCGCATCCTTATGAAGCGGCGCGACGAATCGGGCAACTCAGAGCATTCTGCCGGAACAGGCTATGATGATGTTGCCTATGGTGCAGATTTCTACACAGAACCAACCGTTCAGATAACGCCGACAACTGCAATGGCGACGGGCGACTATTATTATCTTGATGCAGCGAACACGGATCGCACAGGCTTCCGGGTTATCTTCAAGAACAGCAGTGACGCGGCGATCACGCGAGACTACAATTGGACGGCGATCGGTCCAGGGAGGAGTGCATAATGGCACAGCATGATTATAACATTGCGAACGACACTGGCGCAAACGTTCGCGCAGACATCAACAACGCGCTTGGTGCTATCCAGTCGATGAATTCAGGCACGTCTGCGCCGTCTTCGGCAGTCGCTGGGCAATTGCATTTCGACACAGCGACCGAGCGGGTTTATCAGTATGACGGCACGACGTGGAATGTGGTATGGTTTCACGACGCCTCGGAAAACAAAATCTCTTTCTTTGGCAACCTGCGCGATGAAAATGGTGTGATCGTCTTCAACGCCAGCACGACAACAAGCGCCGTTAACAATCTTGCCGTTGCCAACGCGGCAACCGGCAGCAGCCCGACCCTATCTTCCGAAGGCGACGACACGAACATTGATATCACTCTATCTCCCAAGGGCGACGGGGTTGTTGATGTTGGGGGCAATGGCACCTTGGCAAAGGTCGTGTCATATGTCCCAACGCAAGACGGAATTTATATGGTCGCGGCGACAACGTCCTATAGTGGCGCGGCAACAAATATCGGGACGCACGGCTTTCAGCACCACTACAAAATTGATGGTTCTGGCGAAAGCAGGATAACTGTTGACGGGTCGATATCGGCAGCATCCACAGAGTTGTGGTCACTTAATCAAAATGGGGATATGACGCTTAATGTCGGCCAATATCTTGGTGTTACGACAGGAGGCATCACATATTCATTTGATGGTGACGAAGACAGTGGCATGACAAGGATCGGCAGCAACCAAGTCGCTATTGCTGCTGGCGGAACAAGCGACGGATTGCAGATTTCGACAACAGCCGTTGCACCACTCAGGCCGCTGACAATGCTTTTGGGGTCGTCTAGCTTCCGATGGGCGGCAGTCTACGCAGTTAATGGCACTATCCAGACGTCGGACCTTAACTTCAAGACTGATGTGGAAAAGCTGAATGATGCAGAACGCCGGGTCGCTGTGGCTGCTAAAAGACTTCTGCGGCGCTATCGGATGAAAGCTTCTTTTGAAGAAAAAGGGTCTGGCGCCCGGTATCATTTCGGGATCATCGCCCAAGAGTTGGAAGCTGCATTCAAAGATGAAGGGCTTGACCCTTTCGCCTATGGCATGCTCTGCCGAGACGAAGTTAACGGAGAGATGCAATATTCGGTTCGCTATGATGAACTGTTTGCTTTTTTGATTGCTGCAATGTGAGGATAGACAATGACTCTTTCTGAACATCAGAGCCGATGGCTCCAACGTCTTGCCGATGATGTAAAGGCCCTATTGTATTTGGCGAGTGTCGTCTGTGCAATAATCGGCATTTTGGGATTTGTCGTTTGGAGGGTCTGGCTTGAAGAGATCGTCACAGATTGGATGTCAAATCAAGTTGAGCCCCTTTCTGAAGAGACTGAAACCCTTGGCCGAAAAGTTGTCGCGCTAGACAACACACTCGCTCTCCTTTCGCAGCGCCTTTCGTTTGTCCCATCATCGCCTTATCTAGAATTCAGGGGCGTTGGTCTTGTGGACCAGTCCATCCGTTATAATCCGGGGGACGTTGTTCCTGTAACATACCAATTGCGCCGGACGAGTGATTGCGACACATGGGTAATCCAAAGGTTTCACAGCTATGAGCTCGGAAGAATCGACACAAGTTTGACTGTGAGAATTATTGCGACAAAAGCAGACATAACTCCTGGGTTCATAATCTTCACTGCAGATGTGATCATACCTTCGATCGCTCGTGAAGGCTGGTACTCTTATTCGCCTATTCTTCAGCCAGACGCTGGCGACCCAAGGTGTGATGGGTTTCAGTCAATAACGCCACCAATGTCTGATCGTTTCTATGTTCTGCCAGTGGAGGACTTTCAATGAGTGTGTGGTCAGGATTTATAGGCGATTTAAGGGGGATGCTTGTCGCTGCTGAGCAAATACCCCCAGAGCCTTTGATATCGCCCTCCAACAGCCAGCCTGCGCCCCTGCCAGACCGATACGAACTTGAAAAGGGCGAACCTGCCCCCCTTTCGTGGCCGGCTCCAAATTTCTCACCGTCAGAGCTCGCCTGCAAGCATTGTGGAAGGGTTAAGATTTCAACTGACGCACTGATCCGTCTGCAGAACCTCAGGGATGTCCTTGGGAAGCCATTGCGGATAACAAGCGCCTATCGCTGCCCCGTCCATAACGCTAACGTAGGGGGCGCGCCGCTGAGCCAGCACAAGCTTGGGAAAGCTTTTGACATAACGACGAGAGGTTATAGCGAGGCCGATCGTAAGCTTCTAAAGGACACGGCAGCTGATATCGGCTTTACCGGGTTCGGAGGCTATAATAGCTTTCTTCACGTTGATATCGGAAGGCGACGGCATTGGGGCCAGTCTTGGGCGGTCCCGGCAAGGTTTAGACAGGAGGAAGTGGAATGATTGCAACAGTTGGGAGCGTAGTCCTCTCTATGCTTACTGGTGGCGGGTTTTCTCTCGTAACCAGAGGTCTTGAGATGTTCAGCAAGAGCCTTGATCGGAAATCAAAGGTGGCAGAACTTCAGGCCGAGCGCGAACATGAATTGGCCCTGATCAAGCTTCACAGCGAAGTTCGCTCTGCACAGGAAGAAAGCGAGCGCGAGAACGCTTTGATTGAATTCGAAATGCAAGTCGCAGAAAGCAACACAAATCACGCAATCGCCAGCCTGAGGAATTCTTCTCAGTGGGTCAATGACATCAACTCTCTCATCCGGCCTGCCTTGACAATCGGCATGGGCGCTGCAGCAGTCTGGCTCTGCTATCAAGCAGGCGACAGCATCAATCAAGAGACAGCAACCTTCGCGGTGATCGACCTTGCGGCAATGGCCTATGGTTGGTGGTTTGGCGACCGCTCGTCTCGCCGTATGGCGCAACTGAACACCTGAAAGGAAAACCAAAATGGCTGCATTCACAAAGATCAACGACTTCGTTGAAGACCTAGGGAACGCTGTTCACAACTTCGGATCCCACACCTTAAAGGTCGCTCTTTCGAACACCACCCCGGCGTCTGAAACCAGCAACCCCACAGCTGACGGAAATGGCGTTTTGGCGAACGTCACCGAGATCAGCTACACAAACTATTCGGACGATATGGCGACTGACCGCGTTTGCGAAAACGTCGGCTGGGTCCTTTCGTCTGGCACGGCGACGCTGGGCGCGGATGACATTGTTATCACTGCCAGCGGCGGGGCCGTTGCAACATTTCGCTACGTCTACATCTACAATGACACTGCGGTGGGCGACCCGCTGATTGGCGTTTGGGATTATGGGTCTGGCTTGACCCTTTCCAGCGGCGACAGCGTGACACTCGACTTTGGCGATGATGGCGGAACAGACGGCACTGTTCTGACGGTGACGTGATGTTGAGCACTCGCCGCAAAATTCAAAGCTTTCGGATCTGCCTTCACCCCTTTGACTGGGGGCTTTCGCCCTTGGGGACAGATGCTTTCTGGGGCTTCACATTCGGCCCATTCACAATCTCAATCTGCACGGAGTAAAGACTATGGCATACGATATTCTTGAAAAGTTCATCCGCGAAGAATACCTACCAGCTATCCACGAATACACATCGACGAATGCCTCTATGGATTTGCTGATTCGTCGCTACGTGGTGAAGTTCAAATCAGACATTGACGCACTGCCTGCTGGCACTGTTCTGGGTGCGCGCGACGAAACTGAAGGGATTACAAAAGAGCAAATCCAGACATTCTTTGCCATTCTTGAAAGCTTGATGAATGCGCAGCCTGTTGGTTCGTCTGACGCTTTGATCGCGCAGCGCGTTCGCCCTATGAAGATCAACGGCTAAGAAATGGCGGGCGATCTTACGATTACTTACGACACGACGTCATCTGACAC